CTATTAATGTCGTTTGCATAAGAAGACAGCACAGTAGCAGACACTTCTTTCCCTTCTGCTTCTGTTAGAGGTATTATATTTCCGTTATTATCTCCATATACAGTATTTTTTCTCCACTCCAGGTATAAAGGATCATCTGGCCTTAATGACTCCAAAGGTACTTCTTGCCCTCCTGGAGTTAAGACCATTGCACCAGTAGCTTTACTAGATAAGGTTGCAGCGTTAGCTTGTATGTTTATTACCCTGTTCTGCGACTGTAAGTGAGGTACAAGTATATTGTTTCTTGAATCTATATAGTTAAGATTTTGCTCGGCTGCTTTCTTTTGCTCAATAGTTGAATTTGCATCTTCAACTATCTTTTGCAAATCTTGTCTGGTATCTTGCAATATTTCCACAGAAGATTTTTTACTACCAAAGTTTTGTAGTGCAAGGCTTTTGCTGTAATCTTTTGCTTTTGTATCTATTTGTTTTGTTCTTTTAGCTAAAGTACCAGCTGTAGTTTGCAGATTACTGTTAAATTGACCAAGAGAATTAGCAATATTCTGTAAATCCTTAGAATTATCCATACCTATGCTGCTGTCAAAAAACTTTCCTAACTGCAAGCTAGGTACGTTCATCCTTTCTACTTGCTGATAGGTGTCAATAATTGGAGCAGCTGGTTTTATTCCTGGTGGAGTAAGACCCTTAGTAGTGATAGTCGAGTCAACACCATACTGACTTAGTAATCTTCTTGAAGTCTTACGGCTACTATCGCCTGTAGATTTTCCTAGTGAAATTGCCATTATTGAGTAGCGATTGAATAGTTAACACCAGCATTTACACCACTCATAATGCCAGCACCGATAGAGAATGGACTTAAACTTACCTTAGGTCTAGGTACAGGTTTCATAGGATCAAGAATAGTTTTCTTTAAGTATGGAGATATGCTTGCAATTCTGCTTGCTCGTTCAGTTATAAATCCTACTTTCTCCGTTTGAGTACCAGCCGTAGAAAAAGCTAAGTTAGTGTCGGTGTAGTAGTCAAACTTGCCTAGCTCTCTGTTTACATCTGCAAGCATATTGGCAACATTAGCTCCTGCTCTACCTGTCGCCAGTATTGTACCTTTTTGTTCTTTAGCTTCTAACTGTGCTTCTCTTGTTTCTTGCGCTGACTTTTGCTGCATCTGTCTTATCTGTTGATTAGCCTGGTTCATTTTATTTGCTTCTGCTATTAACGCTAACTCTTCATTCTGAAACATCTGATCGTTTCTTAGTGTCTCTTGGTTAGCTTCAAAGTTTCTTTGATTCTGAGCAGAGAGAGTATTGTACTCGTATTGAAACTGGTCAGATAAATTAGCTGCTTCTATCGCTCTGTTCTGTGCAGCGTTCTGAGCAATAGCTTGACCTATGCTCATAATTCCACTAAAGATACCAATAGCAACAGCGGTACACATAATTAAATCTTTACAAATTCGTAGAATGGTCGACCTTCATACCCAAATATTTCATGTTTTTTTATTATGGTAAACCCCATAAACTTTAACCATCGAAGATGTACTGTGTTTCGTGCATCAATGTAATTAAACAAAACAGGAAACTCTTTGTGTAATTTTTTTAATTCTATCCTAGATTGCCTTAAAAACTCACGTTTGTCTCTAGTATCTTCAAGCATATCTTTACAACCTAGCATCCAAACTTGTCCAGAATTGTTAGGTTGCTTTGTTATTCCCCACATTCCCATAGGCTTACCATGCCTATTAATCATAGTCATACAAGGGTTACTCGTAAAGAAACACTCAAATAAAGATTGTATAGGTGATGCTCCAGAATGTGCAAAACATTCCTCTATATCCTCTTTCCTCATGTGTGTTCCTACATAGGAAACATCGTCTATATTAGCTGGCCTTTGATACGCCTTTATAATCTTGACGCTCGTTCCTGATACCATCCTTCCCATTCAGCTGACTGTACCCTACAGGGTAGCGGAGAATCGCTAAAGAGTACAATTTTTGCTTCAATGTTTTGTGCCATTACAGGAACTCTAAACTTCCCTGTAGCTAAAGAAGGCGTACCTATAGGGAATTGACCACTACCTATCTTGTAACCATTGAAAGGATAAGTTTGTTCATCTCTTTGTGATGGCGTAATCTTTACACTAAAGTTAGAAGTCTCATCAAACACAATACTCCAAGTACGCAACTGTAATCTTGGGCCAGCAAGCACAGCCAATCCTCCTCCTGGAGGTGTTTCTTTTAGATATGGTGTAGAGAACTGGTAAGTCATGTTATATATTTCTCCTACAAAAAACTTTGCACTACTTAAATCTCCAGGCACAGTCATAGTTCCATTACCACTAGACCCACCTGTAAGAGTTTCAGCTGTAGCTTTTATAACTTGGCCGTGAGCAATAGTATTGCTTGAGTCAAATCTACCTACTACTGCCATTGTTCCTGTATTAGCCATAGGGTAAGGCAATGTAATAACAGTTTGAACTCCTAATGCACCTGAGTTAATAAGGGATGTAGAGCAAGTAGCTTCAGTAGTTTTTCTATCTAGTAGGATCTCAAATTCAGTACCACTATCTACCGCTTCTGGTCTTAGTTGTGTCTTTTCTAGATATACTCCATCTGAGTATTCAACTATTGTGTATAGGTCGCTGTCGAGAACACTACCTCCTAACAAACTCTTGTTTGCTGCTACTTCCCAATAAGACCAGGATGATTGCAGCTTCTGGTCATCGTCAAAGAAAAACTCGTAGAGGTAAATCCTTCGAGGCTGATCCTTGCTTATCATTGTTATCACTTCTTCTGATACAGAAGGAGACATACTGACTAGATTGTCAGGCACAAATCTAGGTACGGAAGATGTTACTTCTTCTGACAAAGGTATTGGGCCACTAGCATCAGGTAGGAAGTATTCTCGTAAACCATTAAAGTCTCCCTTTGGTATTCCAAAGTAAACAGTACGACCTACACCTATGGGGTCAACTGTATCGACAATATCAAATGTAGTTATAGCTGTTACTGTTGCCGTCTTAGGAGTAAGAGATGTACCTATAGATGTAGACCCTGTATCCAATCTAAACTGACCATGTAAACTGAAGAGTAATAAAGTATTAGCAAAAGCTAGGCTACTGTTTAAGAAGTTAACTGACGTACCACCAGAACTAATATCAATAGGATCAGAGTCTAGAGATGTCTGTACTGTCTCAGGAAAAAACCTTTCAAAAGCGTCAGCCCCTGACAGTATTACATTCTCATCAGCCAGGAATACAAGTCTGTTTCTAAATAGGTTAATGTTCTTTATCTGACTGCCAACAAACGTAGGGTTAGGCGCAGTTGTATAGTCTCCAGCTACTCGACCTGTGTAGTTAAACTGTGCAAACGTAAATGTACCATTAGCATTTCTAACTAATGTATGTGGCATTGTTGACTTATCAAACAGGTAATTAATATTAGGTGCGACAGTCTCTCTCCATACTCCTGGGCCAAACCCACTTCCAGCTGTAGCTTCAAACTTTACATAGTAATCATCGAAGGCTGTAGCAGCTGAACCCTGGATCTTAACTGTGAAGTTATGCTCTGCGATAGTAGGCAAGTCAGTAATACTATCTACTGTTCCTTTAATTGTTGACGTTGCAGTAGCAGTCTTAGTGTCACTACTTTCTAGCGTATAATCCCCTCCGTCATCCTTTGTGATTCTAATTATGTAGTCAGTATTGGTTACAGTAAATCCAGAAATAGTATTTAATTGAGTAGCTAAGTCGTTAGCAATAGTCACAGTATCAGGTGCAGATCCAGAAGAGTTACCTGTAGTTACGCTCTTCTCCGTACCTCCTAACTTAACTCTGTATGTAGTAGAGAAGTCAGCAGATTTTATAAACACCATTGATTTTGTACCCCAGTTATAGGAGTTGTTGCTTGTGTCCATAGCAACTGTCTTCTCTCTGTTGACTATGAAAGTAAAGTCAGCAATAGAAGCAACCCTAAATGTAGAACTAGGCTCTCCTGTTATATCTAAATAAGCTGTGCCATTCGGTGTAGATACTGTCTGTGCATTGCCATCTAAATCAAATACTTTGATTGCATTATCCTGGATAACAATTAAATATCTTATAACTCCATCTCTATCAACGATGTGTGTAAAGGGTCTACCAGAACCAGCTGATCCTGCAAACAACTTTTTAATGTGTTGCATCGGTGGCCTTTTCTTTAACCCTTCTACAGGGCTAGGCATACAGTTAATAACTTCTTCTGCTTGGGATGCTAAACGTAGTGCAGCTGGTTGCTGACTTACTCCATTAATAAGATTAGGAATAGAGCTACTAATTAATGGCATGGTTAACGTTCAAGTGTACGAGAAGGTAAGTAAGTATTGATAGGGCTTGTTCTGTTTAGATGGCCTCTTAACATACTGTGTTCTGTCTTAGTAGTTTCCTCTTCCAGGAAAGCACTTCGAGCCTCCAGTTCTTGTGTCAAGTTTAACTTAGTTAAATCAGCAGAACCAATAATCGCTTCTTGTAATTGTCTTCCTGCCTTAATAGTTATATATTGCCGTGCGTGTTCGGGGAGTAAATCCCACTCAAGGATGGTTGTCATATCAACTATTAAATCAGACACAAATGTATATCTATTATTTCTTCTGTCGTATAACTTGTCTCCTCGTTGCACTACATCTATATCTGGGTACTCCAAGTTATCAACTACAACTCGACTTACATTACTCGATAACTCTATCTCGTTAGTCGATGTCCGTTCCAGTTTCTTTTCTAGGTCTGTATTAAACGACCAACCTTCTGATTGCAATGTCCTACTTACATCATTCAATGTATCTTCTGCTTGCTTTGCCAATCCGAATTGACCTTGCAAACTGTTAACAGGTGCTTCTCCAAGCATTTGTAGAACTCTGTTAACTGCTTCTAGAAAGCTGGTGCGGTTAAGTGCCATTACTTCTTCTTCCTTTTCTTAGCAGTCTTTGCTGATCTCTTAAAGTTAGCAGCAGTAGGTGCGCCCTTTGCTCCAGGCTTACGCATCTTCTCTCCACTACCAGCTTTTATTCTCTTACGCTTTGCGTGTATGTTTGCGTAGAGTCCTTTCTTTTTTGCCATAGTTAACACTTCCATTTACGAAGGGCTTTGTTGATCCTGCTCTTGGGATTCCTAGCAGTTTTGCTAGATGTTCTTTTCTTCTTCATCCCTTCCATCCTGGCGCAAAAAGATTTCTTTCTTTTACCGCCTCCAGGTTGAGGTGCTTTCAGATTAGAACCAGTTGCTTTATTTATCTTTCTCCTACCAGCAGCTGTTAAACCGCCTGACCTACTCTTATGTTTGCCCATCTTGAGGCGTACATTTTTCTTAGTAGCCATTTACTTTTTCTTTTTCTTTTTCTTTTTAGGAGGTCTGCCTACCTTAGTACCATAAGTACCTTTACCATAAGGAGCCATGAGAATAAAGGGGGTTGTGTTACCCCCTTATATTAACGGCTTATGAGTTAGCTGCATAGAGTTCGATTGAACAGTCTGGGCGAAGTACGCCTGTTCCGTGAACCATGCTTCCAACAAGGAATGTTCCCTGGTATAAAGCATGGACATCTGCTCCTGTCTGCTCCATCTTAAGATCCATCAACTTAACTGTACCAACAGCTTGCTTGTTAAATACAAGACCAATGTTATCGGTGTAGTTAGCGTGGTATGTGTTGTTCTCTCCAGTTACCGCTGATCTGTTTGACTTAGGTAAATGGTTAGATTTTACAATGTGGATTCCTGCAACCTTAAGGACTTCTCCTTCTGCGTATGCTCCTTGTCCACCCCAATCTCTGTTGATGACATCGGTAGTTTTAGCAAGCTTATAGTAGTTTGCTGGATCTAACGCACAGTATCTGTCCTCTTCTGGAAGGTTGTTAACATCCATCTGTTCAGCAGCAGAGAACAAAGCAGTTGCTAAGTCAGCACCAGTAACGGCAGCGACAGCAGCAGCTGTGTTAGCTGTACCTGATTTAAGGATCTTAACTCTTGTACCACCTGGAAGATCAGTATTGAAGTTAGTACTTGTTCTTGCAGCTTGAGCTATTGAAGCAGCTACGTTCTGATCGAACTGGTATGCTAAAGCATTTCCCATCTGAACTGAGTACTGGCTTCTCACATCGTAGTGATTCTTGGCCTCGTCAATGTCTGCAATAAATGTATTCGACACTAATTTGTCGTCAATATTTATTGTAGCCTCAGCGTGCTTAATAGCATT